ATTTACCGAATAATTTATTGAATCTCTTTACGTCTTCAGGTGGTAGTTTATCTAATTTTGATTTGATTATTACATCGAGTTCATCAGCATCTTTTTGTAGTTTTGCAACTGCTTTTTTCAGCTTTGGGTCTTTATCTATTATTTTTTTGGCAGTCTTTTCAGATGGTTTGCCTGAGTCAGCAAACTTCTTACCTAACTTATTTGCTAATGCAACTCCTGCAAATACTGACACAAGATTTTTAACTAAACTTTCGTTTATTTGTGACATTGGTTACTCCGTTTAGATTAAGTTATAACTCAATAATAAATATAAGGGAGTTTATTTTATACTTTTCTTGAACTTGTTCATTTGTTTTTGCATCTCTTCTGACTCTTTCTTATAAAAAGTAGTTAGTCTTTTGAGATAAAATGTACGTAGATAGACGGGCATATTATAGACATCACTAAAGGTAAAACCACCTTTAGAGTTTAGAATGATTTGGAATATTTGTTCGTGTATTTCTCTCTTATATTCCAGTGCTAGGCCAAAAAAATCGGACGGTGACTGGAATCGTCACCTCTGTCTCCTCTCCATCGACCATTATTTTTGTCGTCATATCAATATCAGGTGTTACTGTTGCCATGTGTTTTCTGAACTCAAGTGAGTCAATAGATAAAAACTCATTGTCAACAAAGTTATTTATGTAAGACCTATCGACATTACCATCAACTGAGGTTATAATATTTTTAAGACGTGTGGTTAACTCACCAGTAGAACTACCACCTAACTTTTCTCTGGCTTTGACTTCGGCATCGATGTTCTTCTCATCCTTACCAGTTAAAAGTTTAAAAGTTATTTTTCTTTCTGATTTAGGTAATACGTATTCAAACTGATTACTACCTTTTTTTAGTTGACTCTCATCTAACTCAATCGGTTTTAGGGTTGTTAAATCTACCTTTTGTTCTTCTCCATCGTAGGTAAAATCATAGTCTTTTCCATAACCAAGTATTCGAGCGGCAACCATTATCGCATTCTTATCACCGATTAATAAATCTTCAACCTTAACTGTTTTGTCAACAATCAATGATTGTAAAAGAATGTCGATTACTGTACCTTGTTTGATTAGATTTTGTGAAGTTAAAATGTCCTCTTCTTTGGCAGTCATGTATTTTAACTCCAACTTTCCACTAGAAAGTGGACTTGTTTCAGGATAAAAATATCCCTTAGACGGTAAATCAACTATTTCCGTCGGAAACGTATTTTCAGCCATTACTGACTCCTTTGAATATTATTAAAACCAAATATAAATATAACCGATAAATCGATAAAAGATTATTTTTTTCCTGGCATCATTTTTTCTTTGATTGGTTTTAAAACCGCATCAAATAGAATGTCATCATATTTTGTTGGTGTAAGTTTTACAATCTTTTCGATTGCGTAGAATGCTACTAAAACATACTCCCAATTTGCTGCTAACCATTCACTCATTTTATACTCCTTAGAATTGTAAGACTGCGTAGTCGTACTTAAGTGTTAATGTTATCTCAGCTGGGTCGGTTGATGCGTAATCCATCTCACCGAAATCAGCCTGTTCAATGTAAGTGCCAACCAATCTCCATTCTTCTACAATGTCACCGACTGGCCCTAATAAATTAAAAGTTACATCCTTTTTATAAAAATCTGAATACCCATCACGACCTGTTACTGATTCATGTCCTAAACGTATCCATTCTAAAACAGCTTGTGCACCACTTGGAACAACAGGGTCATACAAAACGATATCAATCGGTTGCCATTGTGCTTTACCCTTAATATATCTTTTTACATTAATGTGGTCTAATACAATTTCTTCAAACTGTATTTGAGGTCTGTTCATTGCCTTAATCAAATATGCCGGTATACCATCTATGTACATAATGAACCTATTTTTAGTTTTAGGTTCAAATGGTGTAAACATTATTTCATTGGGTTCTAACGTTGCCATTCATTGTCTCCAAAAAATCTTTTTTCTGATACTCATTAATAAATATCAATAAGAATAATTTTCGTTAAAAAACAAAAAACCCCCACCGAAGTGAGGGTTCTTTTTATATATTTCATACTTTTATAAGTTGAACTTACTCAGGGAATGAAGCACCTGTTGATTGAACAACAAAGTCTAAGACTATAAACTCTGCAGTTCTAGTAGGTTGTATAAATATCTGACCTACTAATTGATTTCTGTCCACAACATCAGGTGTGTTGTTTGAATCATCCATCACGACTCTAAATGCACTCAATCCACTATTTGATTGAACTGACTCTAAGAAAGGATTAACAATACTTAAGAATCTGTTTCTTGTAGCTTGAGTATTCTGTTCAAACACTAAGAATCTTGAAGAAGAAGCGATAAACTTACGAAGTCTAATCAGTAATCTTCTAATGTTGATTCTATCTAGTGCTGATGGTTTAGATTGTAATGTTTTCTGTCCAAAGACAACAACATTCTGATTTGGGAATGAAGCTATTGGGTTGATTCTATTTTCATAAAGGTCATCTCTCTCTGCGTGAGTCAACTTTGTTTTTGCCTTTATGACATCACTTAATCCACCTCTATTCAAACCAGCTGGTGCAAACCACTCATGTGCTATGTTATCATTGAAACTATATACACCTGGTAATACTGTTGATGGTGGAACCCAAACTGGTGCCTCTGTATCCGTGTCAACAACTTGTACCCAAGGATAATATACTGCTGCGTAGTTTGTATCCAAGTTAGTTACAGTATTTTTGACTGTTTCTATAGAGTCACTCCAACCAGCTGCGTCCATAATATAAAACGCATCTGCTCTAGCTTCCATCTTACTGATTGCGTGGTT